AATGGCGTCTCCCGTCTGCCTATACCCGAGGACATCAGGTCATAGACCTGACGACTTCTTCATCTACTTTAACGTGGTCCGACTACTGGTCTTCTGGTAGCGGGGTACTCACTGGTCCTCCCTCTCGCAATTTATTGGATAGGGGTGACTGGTCGAAGTTTATGGAAAGTCGTTTAGATATGAAACCGTATCTTTCGTACAATGAGGAAGCACGCAACAATGTTGCGATCCGCCTTAAAGTGAAGAATGCTACGGTCAATCTATCTGTGTTCGCTGCGGAGTCAAAGAAGGCAATTACCGGTCTTTCGAAGAACTTTTCTGATATCGTCGGTGTTTACCGCGCGGTTCGGAAAGGTAATTTTAAAAAGGCCGTGTCTTATTTGAAACCGGATCCCCGTCACAAGGGATTCTCTTCGCGGGATGTTGGAGGTCGGTGGTTAGAGTTGCAATATGCAATCCTTCCATTAGTCGGTGATATGACAAAAGCTTATGAGTATATTCGTGAGAACATTGAAGTTCTCCAGACTTACTCAGTCAGCTCGAATCTTAAAACCGCCGTTCCCCTCCATCCTATTATCAATGACGGCAGTACCCTCATGCAAGCCTCTGGTCACCGCGGAGTACGCACGAAAGTGCACTATGTGATCGACCAGTCAGGTTTACGCGAAGCTGCTCGTCTTGGTTTGATCAACCCTTTACAAGTGGCTTGGGAACTCGTTCCCTATTCATTTGTAATTGATTGGCTCTTACCGATTGGTAATATGATCGAAGCTTGTGACGCCACAGTTGGAACGTCTTTCATTTCTGGTACTCGCACTAGATGGTGCGACATCGATTTGATTGGATCAACTTCTGAGGAATACGAAGCTTTTCAAGGTTATCCCAATAGTGGCTTGAGTAAAGTGCAGTTCACTGGAAAGATTTATTCGATCCAGCGTGATGCGTTAACCTCTTACCCTATGGTTTTACCTTATATTAAAAACCCGTTCTCGACTGGTCACCTCATTAATGCGGTGGCTTTAGTTCGAGCTCTCTTTAAACGTTAATCACAATCACCTCAGGTGATTCGGAGCAATCAAATGCCTCAACTCCAAAACTTGGTCTTGACAGATCGAGAAAGCACACCCGTTGACCACACTTTCGTCCCTCGCGATATTCGCGATGGTGTTGGTGAGGTTGTTGAGTCATCTGGTGTTCCCGTCGGTGAAAACCGTTATACCATCTCTCTTCGCAAGACTCCTAACTCACGTTATAAGTCTACGATCAAGATGGTTATACCGGTAGTGCAAAATCAGGTCGAATCTGGGATCACTACCCCGGTGGTTGTACGCACTGCGTACGCCACTGTGGAATTTGATTTTGATTCGAAGTCAACTACTCAAGAGCGTAACAACGTTGTTGGTATGCTAGCGAGTTCGCTAGGAGCTTCCAAAGTGTTAGTTAATGACACTGTGGTTAATCTCCAAGGCGTTTATTAAGTTGAACAGTTCTCAATGGCTTTGGTTACTTCGCTTGATTGCTGAAGTTATCCTTCGCCGTAAGAACGACAAACCTGACAAGTAGCTAAGCTACAGCACTTTCACCATAAGGAACTACCTATGGCTATGAAGTATCCTAGTATAAGCAGGAATTCGCTTCGTAATCCTTCTTGCGAGCATGAGAAGATCCAATCTTATTTAGAAAACATTGCACACCCTACGGGGCCGGGCGATGTTAACTTTTCAAGAGAGGGTTATCTCGCTTACTCGTTTCTTTCGAAGTATGCAAATCCTTCGAAGGACAATGTGGACACGCGACGAAATCGAGCAGTTGAAAAGCTGCTCGAAACCGAAAAACGAAATTTGAGAACAATCGATCGATTGGATAAAACCACCAATTTCGGTGGAATATCCTCTAGCAGTCTTTTATATACCGCTAGCCGATTTATTGCTGACCTTTTGGGTCCTTTCTCTTACGACGTTTTTGCTTTGACTGGTTTCTCCAACGGCGCCTCTACCTCACGGAGACGGCTCAACGGTGATGCTATTACAAAGTTCGACGGCAAGGGCGACATAACACTTAGTGCTTTACCTTACTTGAATGCTCTAATTGCAACCTCTCCGACACTTCGTCGTGATGTTACAAGACAGACATTTTTGCTTGGTAAAGACCCAATACGTATTGTAGAGGGTAACGTCGTCTTCACTGTTCCCAAGTCTAACGATATTGATCGAGCTGCTGCTAAAGAGCCCGATTTCAATATGTTCTTCCAGAAAGCAATCGGCACACACGTGCGCCGAAAACTTTCGAAAGTAGGAATTGATCTAAATGATCAGAGCCGAAATCAGGAACTTGCCCGACTAGGTTCCATAGATGGTTCTCTGGCGACACTCGATCTCTCGAGTGCTTCAGACTCCGTCACGTGGAAACTAATCCTCGAGCTATTCCCGCCAAAGTGGGCTTCCGTTTTGTTCGATCTTCGATCATCACGGGGCTTAATTGATGGAAAATGGCATGAGTGGGCAACGATGTCGACCATGGGTAACGGGTACACTTTCGAAATCGAGAGCCTGGTTTTCTGGGCTATCGCACGTTCGTGTGCTTATTACTTTGGTTGTCCCGGCACTATATCAGTATACGGTGATGATATCATCGTACCCACGAAACTCGCTCGCCCTTTGATGAATGTCTTAGGGTTTTGCGGATTTATAGTGAATCCTACAAAATCTTTCTGGGAGGGAAACTTCCGAGAAAGCTGTGGGGCTCACTGGTATCGTGGTATTGACGTAAAGCCGTTCTATTGTCGTGATCCCCTTATAGGTGCCCAAAGGCTCATCTGGTTTTTAAACCAGCTTCGCCAATGGACCGCTTGTGGAGGGATTTGTGACCCAAGGTATGAGGACCTGTACTTCACAGTACGAGCCCAATTACCACGTTGTTTTGATCGCTTAACCGGTG